GCTGAAGCCTCGAAAGAGCGGGACTCAGGTATGTCCTGAACTATCCCCTATCTATTTGTTACTTGTCTGTATGTATGTAATACTAGACCTTAGTTAAACTGATGTCAATCTTTTCTTTATGTTGTCCGCAAGCTTTATTATCAGCTCATTACTTAATCTTATTTCAAGTACCTCTCCAGCTGTTGTATCAGCCTGTAGTGATACACTACCTGCCCTGTACCATAGACCGTACCCTTCAGGTATAGTACCGACATGCTTTGGTAGGTAACGGTCACCCTTAGTCTTTACACGTGTTATCGTATTAATAGCAATTTCCATAATCTGTATTCCTGTAGTAGTCTCACTACGTTCGTTAGTTAGTAAGTAATATGTTTCAAGAGTCAAGCTTTTATTTAAAAATATACGTTCTTTCGTTCTGGGCATTCCAGTCATAGTCAATAGCAAGCTGACCTGCTATAGCATTCCTGTCTGTGCAGGATATATCACCCACTTCTTTTATATCGCCATGGTTATACCAGTACTCACCCTCAGTATCGGTTTGGTGCGCAGCGGCAAGCACACCATACTTGGTTATAACCCCTACCACTACTCTATGAATATTCTTTAGAACAATTGATCTTTTATTACGCTTCGCAAACCCCACTACTGTTGAGCCTGAGGTAAACAAACTACCCACTACCTCTTGATGTGTTTCCGCAAAGTTATTGCCATTAATTGTGATCATGCTGTGTATCCCTGTTAGTAAGTAAGTAAGTAAATGTATGTATGTATTAATTCGATAACTGAAGCTTACACAAGGAATCAGGATAAGGCAAGAAAAGAATGAAGAATAAATGAAATTAATTTAAGAATGAGGCCAGGTAAGGGATACAGAGACTAATGAAATAGCAGGAGGTGGCATATCATGGTAAAAGAACGTGAACAAGAACATGAAGAGAACCACCAAAGTCATAGTATATAAAGGAGTGAGTGAATAGGATGTGGTATAAAAACAACAGTGTATCTTTAATGAGACATAAGGTGTTGTATAAAAGCGACAGCGCTGCTGTATAAAAGATACACTATTAGTTATATATCAATGGGCTATAAGAATAATCTATGTGGTTAGTGTCTGTGTAATACTAACTGGGTCTTAAGCTGCATAAATAATAACCTGTGGATAACCTGTGGATAACTATTGCACAGTTGATAAAAGTAAGACGGCCATCTTAATAAACAATGTTTAATTCATGGGCTATCATTCCTGAAGCATGATGTCAATCATAAATAAATCTATGGGCTTATAAGGAATTCCTATGGGGGGTATAAGGGGGTTAGGGGGTGGCTACCTCATTCACACTCTGCAGAATATAAATCTCGGAATAATTATGGCTTCTATAACCTAGCTGCAATGGGCTTATTGCTTTAGACCATACATGCAACATAACAGGGCCTTATGTACTATATATGAATTATTTTTGCAGAAGAATGAACTATACAGGACTTACCCACTCATACCTATGTGTGTAGGCGGAATGTGATAGAGGTTCCTGCCAAGTACCACTTGCGTGGCCACAGTAAGAGCGGTAGCGATTGCTACTCTCAATCGTGGGTAAAGTCGGTAAGGTACTCGCCAGTTAACGTAAGACTGGTAGCTTGGCAATAAACAGATATGTTCGACGTGAGGCCTGGTAAAGAATGTACTAAGGTACATGAAGACAGGTGAGGGTTCTGGTAGCTTACCTTGTATAGCAATATACTTAACAAGTTATAACTGATAAGACTTACACACACTAAGGATGGTACATACTGTCCCTAGCTTGATACTTACTACATAGGTGTACCTACGTGTCCTGGGGGACACTCCTTAATGGGGGGTACACAGATAGATACATATTATATATCTATTATATATCATAGAGAACATCCTCTATCAAAAGACAGTTATGTCTTTAGTTTATAGAACATTAATCGAGACCATACTATGCCTACAGCCTATGAACTGATTGACCAACACCTACCTGACTACAGACCTGACTTCATTGATAGTCATGGACGATACCGTACTCAGTCATTGTTCAAGCAGTACAAGATAGAATCATCAGCAGCATACTTCACTGTGGGTAAGAGGCATGAGTTCAACCCAGATGGATCAAGCCAGTACCTATCACTCTACAGACTATTCATGGATATCGGTGACCCTTCGGAGTATCAGTTTGCCAATGCTGTGTTTGAAGACTGGGAACAATGGAACAGGATCTGTAAGAATAAAGTTCTTTCATCACAGCTACGTATCCCCGCATGGAGAGCTGAGCTTGAAGTTAAGATAAGATCATTGGGTATCACTGAGAACATACAGGCTGCAAGGGAAGGTAACGTACAGTCAGCCAAGTGGCTTGCAGAGAAGAAGTGGAGTAACCGTACTGCAGGCAGACCAAACAAACAGGAAGTAGCCAAAGAGATGAGTATTGAGAAGGCTATCCAATCTGAGACTGATGATGAATTGTCACGGTTAGGAATACATTAAATAATATACTAGGAGAATTCCCATTAGCAAAGTAACCCTGAACGATGTGACAGCAGGCACTAACCTGACTTCTATCAATGATAACTTCACTACTATTGAAGCAGAGCTTAACGACAAAGTACTGTACAGAGATAACCCTGTCGGTGAGACTAATACTGTTCAACAAGACATTGACATGAACAGTAATAAGATTATTAACGCCACTGACCCTACAAACGCACAGGATGTAGTGACCAAGAATTATGTGGATGGTCTTGCAGGATTCAGTAGTGCTGCCGGACTGGCACAGGCTGTGATCGATGCACAGACAGCACAGACTGCAGCGGAGACAGCACAGACTGCAGCAGAACTTGCAGAGACTAACGCTGAGACAGCAGAAACCAATGCAGAGACAGCAGAGACTAATGCCGAGACTGCCGAGACTAATGCAGCAGCAAGTGCAGTATCAGCAGCCGCAAGTGCAGCGTCAGTTACTGGTGGTGGGGGAACAGAAGAAGGAATCATTAATGGTGCACTTAATGTAGCGCAAGAGCTGAAGAGTATTACTGCTGCTGCAACCAACTCATACATTGTTGATATGTTCAGATACATAAAGACAGGTACTATGGTTCACACAGTATCTCAGGATACCGATGTACCTACGTTTGGTCAGGCAGGTGTAGTCCTAAGCAATAGTATCTTGGTGGATTGTACTACTGCTGATGTGGCACTAGGCACCTCAGACTTCTGTGGTATTAAGTACACTGCACCTGGTGACCATACAGCCAACTTCTCACAGAAAGAGGTAACATTACAGTTCTGGGTCAAGGCAACTGAGACGGGGACATACAGTGGTGCCTTCAAATCAAATGCTAATGTTGAGGGTAACCCATTCGAGTATACTGTCAATGCTGTTGATACATGGGAAAAGAAGACAGTCACAGAGACACTAGACCCAGCAACAGTCTTTAACACAGACGAGAATGAAGGACTGTCTGTAGTATGGAGTCTTGGTCATGGATCATCATTCAATGGCACTGCCGGTGCATGGGCCTTAGGTAATCTTCTGGGTACAGCCAACCAGGTTAATGCAGTGGATAACACAGCAAATAACTTCAGACTTGCAGGTATCTCTATACGTGTAGGTACAAATACAGACAACATCACATCATACCTCCCATTCAATGAGACACTGTCAGCAGTTCAGAGATTCTATAATAAGTCGTATGACTATGACGTTGATCCAGCAACTGCTTCAGCACTGGGGGCATTGTCCGCATTCACTGAGAATGCAGGTGATACACTAACTCATTACTCATTACCAACAGAGATGAGAGATAACCCAACCATTACATTCTACAATAGTGCTACTGGTGTTAGTGGGGGAATGGACGAGGTTGATGGTGGTACAGACCTAACTTCACAAGTTGCCACAAGCATTGGCACTACAGGCTTTGAGTTTAGTAGGGTTGGTGGTGCAAGCAATAATCGGTATAGATTCCAGTACGAAGCAGATTCGAGGTATACATCATAATGGCACAGGAATATAAGATTGTAGATAGCAACACAGTTATGCACGTACCATCAGGTAAGGGTATACCACTGTCCGCAAGTAACAACAGTGATCTGTCAGAATACCTGGCATGGGTCACCCAAGGTAATATACCTGATCTGACACTCACCCCAGAACAAGTAAAGGCTAATGCAGCTAAGCTGATCGTTAGTAATGCCAAGGCTGCAATTGAATCTATACTAACTCTGGATGAGCGTATTGATGCTTTGGCAACAGCAGTGGAGTTTCTGGAAGATAAGGGGAATGGTAAACCCGCTGACCCTATCCTTGAGTTAAAGCTTAAGGAAGACAGGGCAGCAATCAAGGCTATCAGAGACCAGGCTAAACTGGATGTACTGGCACTTGGCTAAACCATTAACTAAGCTTGAGCAGGTAAGACAAGCTGCTGAGTCATCACTAACTAACTTCATTAAGCTACTGGCACCACAGCGTGTGCTTGGGGATATACATGACGAAGTTATTAGGTGGTGGTGCAGAGAAGAAGCACATGATCATCAGCTAACCTTACTGCCACGAGGCCATCAGAAGTCTGCATTGATAGCGTACAGGGCTGCATGGGAAGTAACAAAAGATCCTGCAGTAACCATACTCTATATCTCAAGTACCAGTAACCTGGCAGAGAAGCAGCTCAAGACAATCAAGGACATCCTATCAAGCAGGGTGTACCGTAAGTACTGGCCTGACATGGTAGGTACTGAGGAAGGTAAGAGGGAGAAGTGGACTAATAGGGAGATCAGTGTAGACCACCCCAAACGTAAGTATGAAGGAGTTCGAGATCCTACAATATTCACTGCTGGTCTTACAACTAACATTGTCGGAATGCATTGTGACATTACTATTATGGATGACGTTGTCACACCTGAGAATGCCTACACTAACGAAGGAAGAAACAAAGTACATAGCCAGTATTCTTTACTTGCCTCCATCTCTAATCCTGGTGGTAGGGAGTGGGTAGTAGGTACAAGGTATCATCCAAAGGATCTGTACGAGGCACTGCAGAATATGCAGGAAGACATCTATGACGATGAGGGTGAGATTGCTGGTACTAGTTATGTGTATGAAACACTTGAACGTCAGGTAGAAGACAGGGGTGATGGATCAGGTGAGTTCCTGTGGCCACGTCAGAGAAGACATGACGGTAAATGGTTTGGCTTTGATCAGAAGATCCTTGCACGTAAGCGAGGACAGTACATAGACAAGGGACAGTTCAGGTCACAGTACTACAATGATCCTAACGACACTGAGTCCTCATTCATTGATAGTCAGTACTTCATGTACTACGACAGATCAATGCTTAAGCAGGACAGTGGTTACTGGTTCTACAAGGACAGAAGATTAAATGTATTTGCTTCCATTGACTTTGCTTTCAGCCTTGGCAAGAGAAGTGACTACACATGTATCATAGTGATTGGTGTTGATGGAGAGAACAATGTATTCATACTGGAGATAGTTAGATTCAAGACGGATAAGATAAGTGTCTACTTCAAACATATCATGGAGACCCACCAGAAGTGGGAGTATAAGAAGATCAGAGCTGAGGTAACAGCAGCACAATCAATGATCGTATCTGAACTTAAGAAGCAGTACATAGTACAGCACGGTCTGATGCTTGCAGTTGAAGAATACAGACCATCCAAGTACGAAGGTAGTAAGGAGGAACGCATGAAGGCAACCCTCCAGCCTAAGTATGAGGCACATAGTATCTATCACTATAAGGGTGGTAACACACAGGTTCTTGAAGAAGAGTTAGTATTGAACCATCCTCCGCATGACGATGTCAAAGACGCATTAACTTCTGTGCTTGGTATAGCAATTGCACCAACAAGGAACGTGCATAGGAAGGGTGGCTCTAAGCGACAGAACGGAAACGTATTATATAATGATAGATTCGGTGGAGTAGCAGGACGATGAGCGGTAAGGTAATTGAATTAGGACAGTACATATCTATAAGTGATCTGGCTATTGAGGTATCTAACCACTTCCAGAACTGGCAGAACCAACGTGAACAATGGCTGTCTGAGAAGAGAGAGGCACGTAACTACATCTTTGCTACTGATACTACTAAGACTAGTAACAGTGCTTTACCTTGGAAGAATAAGACAACCATACCTAAGCTTACACAGATCAGGGACAACCTACATGCTAACTACTTGTCTGCCCTGTTCCCTAATGATGACTGGTTAAGATGGGAAGCATACACACAGGAAGATGCTGAGCTAGTAAAGAAAGAAGCTATCACTGCATACATGACAAACAAACTCAGAGAGGGTGGATTTGTAGATACCATCTCAGAACTTCTGTATGACTACATTGACTGGGGCATGCCTATTGCTGATGTAGAGTACGTTGATGAGAATAAGGTAGACCCTGTTACAGGTGACATCATACGAGGCTTTGTAGGCCCCCGTGCTGTGCGTATCTCTCCTGTTGATATAGTGATGAACCCTGCAGCAGCACGATGGAAAGATACACCCAAGATCACACGTTACATTAAGAGTATAGGTGAGCTTAAGGTTGAAGCTACTACTCACCCTGAACTTCAGTACAATCTTGAGGTCATAAAGTTAGTTGAAGAAGAAAGAGCAACAATGCTCCAGACATTATCTTCTGAAGAGATCAATAAGATTGATGGTTTTCAGATAGATGGGTTTGGTTCCTTGCATGAGTACTACACATCAAACTACATAGAGATACTTGAATTTGAGGGGAACATACATAACCCTGAGTCAGGTGAGTTACTTGTTGATCACATAGTAACCGTTATAGACAGAAGCCAAGTTATTAGGAAGATCCCTAATCCAGCATGGCGGATTGGTAGTGGTAAGGTATCATGCCCTTGGAGAAAGAGACCAGACAATCTATACCCTATGGGGCCATTAGATAACTTGGTTGGTATGCAGTACCGAATAGATCATCTGGAGAATCTTAAGGCTGATGCCTTTGACCTTACAGTTCATCCACCACTAAAGATCAAAGGTAATGTAGAAGAGTTTGTGTGGGGGCCAGGTGAAGAGATCTGGTTAGGGGAGGATGGTGATGTACAGATCATGGGTATCGGTGCTCACCCACTGTCAGCTAACAATGAGATAGCATACCTTCAACAGACAATGGAAGAGATGGCAGGTGCCCCAAGACAATCACTGGGTATCAGAACTCCTGGTGAGAAGACTGCATTCGAAGTACAGACACTTGAGAATAACTCAGGACGTATCTTCCAAGAGAAGATCAGTACATTTGAAAGACAGGTACTTGAGCCATTACTTAATAACATGCTTGAGCTTGGGAGAAGAAGATTGGATGGGAATGACATAGTAAGAATTAGTGATGATGATCTTGCATTCGAGAAGTTCATTACTATCACGAAGGAAGACATTACAGGTAAGGGTAAGCTAAGGCCTATGGGTGCTAAGCACTTCTCTGCCAGAGCACAACTAATACAGAACATGACAGGTGTCTTCAACAGTCCGATAGGTCAGCTGATTGCTCCTCATGTATCCAGTGTAGCACTTGCTAAGCTGGTTGAAGATCAGTTCGGACTTGATAGACATGGCCTGATACAGACTAACATTGCTGTTATCGAGCAGGGTGATACTCAACGTATTGCACAGCAGGTACAGGAAGACGTTACTGTTGAGGGAGACACAGACATAGAGGGTGAGATACCGGAGGACATTCCAATTGAATAGTCTACTGACAAGACACCTTAAAGAGAAACAAGCAAAGGATAAGTTTAAGGAGAGGCTGCAACATAATAAAGATCTCCTTGACGTATTCTCAGACCTTGTGACAAAGAAGTTGGAAGCAAGCAAGAACGGGCAACAAGCAGAAGGAGGATATGATTCCCCTGCTTGGGCTTATAAACAAGCTGACTATATTGGTGAGCAACGTGCTCTCAATGAAGTATTAGCTTTACTGCAATTAAAATAGGTAACTAAATATATGTCTGACCAAGACGGTAACATCTTTAACAATGAACAGCAACAACAAGGTAATGCATCGGAGACCCCAGCAGCAGTACCTGAAGCACCAGCAGTCCCTGACTATCTTAGTAGTCTTGTGGGAGATGGCAAGAAGTATGGCAGTGTAGAAAATGCCATGAAGTCTATACCATCAGCACAGGATCATATAGGTAGGCTTGAACAAGAGAACTCAGACCTAAGAGATTCACTTGCTAAAGCAGAGGACTTACAGGCAGTCGTAGCTAACAACCTACAGCAGCCTACTAGCAACGAGTATCAGCAAGCAGCAGTTACCCCTGAAGCACCTGCAGATATAAATGCTATGATTGATGATCGCATGAACGCGCGCACCGCACAGGAGAAAGCCACTGGTAATATCCGTGCAGTTGACGCAGCAATGAAAGAGAAGTTTGGAGATAAAGCTAAGGATATGTTGGCACTTAAAGCAACTGAACTTGGTGTTAGTGGTCAGTTCCTTCAGGACACTGCACAGCAATCGCCCAAAGCATTCCTTTCGTTATTCGGTATGTCAGACCAGACAAGTGCCGCAGTAACCACTGCAACCAGCCAGTCAACCCTTAACACTGAGGCTATGGGAAACCAGCACCAGGGTGTTAAACCAGGTACACATGCGTACTACACTGAATTAAGAAACAGTGATCGCAAGGCGTACTTCTCACAGAAGGTACAGGCGCAAATGAATAAAGACATGATGCAGCCTGGCTTTATGACATAACGAATACACTAAGGATTTAAACATGGCATTAACATCAGTAAATGCAGAACAGTTAATTCGCTCCGAGGTATGGAGTGCTGACTTAAAGGCGATTCTTGAAGAAGAATTATTTGTTCAACAATGGGTTCGTTGGATCACTGACTTCCCTGACGGAAACCAATTCACTGTACCATCAGTAGGTGCTGCTTCAGTGCAGGACGTTGTAGAGAATGAAGACATTAAGTTTGAATCTCTTGACACTGGTGAGTTCAATTTCTCTATCAACGAGTATATTGGTTCAGCTCATTACATTACGGATAAGGCTAAGCAGGATGCTTTCTATGTAGCACAGCTCTTGTCTGAGTTCATTCCTAAGCAGCGTCAGGCAATCATGGAACATGTAGAGACTAAGATTCTTAATCTACATACCAGCCAGACTTCAGGTAACTTGAATAACATCAATGGTGCAGCTCATCGCTTTGTTGGTGGTGGTACTAATGAAGTGATTCAGGTAGAAGACTTTGCTAAAGCTAAGTTTGCTCTGAAGAAAGCTAACGTACCTATGACTAACCTCACAGCTATCGTTGGCCCAGCCACTGCATACACGCTAGACACATTGACTAACATCACCAATGTATCTAACAACCCTAACTGGGAAGGTATCATTGAGACTGGCTTAAGTACTGGCATGCGTTTCGTCAAGAACATCTACGGCTTTGACGTATACGAGTCTAACATGATCTCTACGGGTAATGCTGAGACGATTGATAGTGTAACGACAACTACTGCAGAAGCTAACTTGTTCTTCAGTGCTGACTCTGGTGTTGTACCATTCATGGGTGCTTGGAGACAAATGCCTGAAGTTGAGTTTGATCGTAACGTAAGCAAGAAGCGTGATGAGTATAGTACTACTGCTCGTTATGATGTTGCTTTGTTCCGTGAAGAGAACTTGGTAACGGTTCTTTGTGATGATGATCAGGTTTAAAGGATAATATATTATGGCAACATTTCATACTAATGCGGATGGCCTAGTAGAACGTTACGGCCAAGTAACTACCACTGATGCACCTTACGCACGAAGCATTGACAGTGGTTTGGGTGGAACACTTGTAGTTGATTTTGACTTCAGTGATCTTAACGTATCTGGTGGGGTGGCAACATTCTGGACTGAGGATGCTTCTGGTGGTGAGACACCCGACGTACCTTCTTCTTTGAATGCCTCTATTCCTAGTGGCTCATACATTAAATCTGCACACTTACTTGTATCTACTGGCTTCGTTGGAGCTACTGGTACATTAACCATTGGCCTGTACGAGAAAGATGGCACTGCTATTGACGTTGATGGTATTGACGCAGCTATCGCAGTCACCGCACTTAATGCAGCTAATGACGCTGTTGCTTGTGACGGTGCTCTTGTGAACGGCGTAGTCTCTGGTGTATCTGGTGGTACTGGTGATACAGGAATGTACGTTGGTGCTTTCAGTGCTACTGCTGACTTCACTGCAGGTGCTGCACGATTGATCGTTGAGTATGTACATAACCGGTAATCCACTGGTGCTACTAAGGAGGTGATCCTTCCTGAAAGGTATGCTCTTAGATGGATACCTGAATACGGGCTTTTGATGGGTGTGCCGTGAACACCCTGACCAAATTAAATAACCTTAGGAACAAGCATGTCGATAGAACACTCCGCAATCGTAGATCCAAATCAACATGAACCTAAGGGTGCTGCTAGTGCTAGTGCAGGTCAGACCTATGTTAGTGATGGTGCTGGTTCAGGTTCCTTTGAGAGTCCTGCCTATGCAGAGATGAAGGTGTCAACCAATGCAACAGCATTCACCCCAGTTGCTGCAGACATCGCACAGTACAAGAAGCTAATCAATACTGGCTGGTCTGCTGGCCTAGCACTTGGTGCCACAGTCAATGCAGATACTACCAATGATGATATAACCATTACCAATGCAGGCACATACAAGATAGATTTCTGGTGTGCTTTCTCTACTAGTGCCTCAACAGGAACAACATTCGCAGCTAAGTTTGGACTGGATGCAGCCCTAGACCCACGCTTATTGCAGGTACAGAAGAATGGTACTGGTTCTGACGTACTCACTATGTCTGCGTCTGGCCTAATCACAGTGACTGCAGGACAGAAGGTATCTATACATATTGCCTCCAGCGCAGCCACAGCACTCACGGTTACTAACGCAGGGCTGTCCTTGCATAGACTGGGGGTGTAGCAGTATGCCTAAGTTAACCCTATTAGCAATGGCCCAGTCAATCTTAAATGACATGGACAGTGATGAAGTTAATAGTATTGATGATACTGTTGAGTCAGCACAGGTAGCATCTATATTACGAGACACATACTTTGAATGTATCAATTACAGACTATGGCCTACTACCTATCAGGTAACAGACTTATCAGGTATTGGTGATACCCTTAAGCCTACTCATGTACTTATGGATGAGTCAGTCATTAAGATAGAGACGTTACGTTATGATAGCCGTGAGGCTGTGGCTGATCCATTACTGTACAAAGAACTTGTATGGATGGAACCAGAAGACTTCATGAGAATGAGCCTAGGCAGAGATAGTACAGACAGTACAGTACAGACAGTCAATGGCTTTGGTGATGAAGTACTCCTTATCTACAATGACAAGGCACCAACATACTACACTTCATTTGATGACCAGTACCTTGTACTTGATAGCTTTGATAACACACTTGATAGCACTATCCTTGAGAGTAAGATCCTTGGTTACGGTGTTATTG